TACTTACCTGGCATCTTTCTAATCAACGCATTGTAATCATTAATAGTAACCGCTCTGTTTTGAGAAGCAAAATTAAATGTCACCATATTTCTCACTTCCTCAATTGAAGGTTGGTTAGCACCTCCGATAGCCGCAGTAATGTTATTAACCGTAAGTGAATTAATTACCGTTTGGTTGTTTGTATTAGACGGTCCATTAACAAAGAAGTTTACAGTACCTACCTGATTGATAGCATTCACACCAATGTTTGATTGTGAACCACCACCAATTCTATATTTAACAAATAATGTTGTGTTGGCTTTTACTGTTCTACCTAAACCAATATTGTTTTGGTATTCCTGAATTCTCATTGTTACACCGTTTCTCGCAAAATCTGCCAATTGTTCGTCAGGTGTTGTGGTACCACCACCAAACTGAACTTTCATGAACCCCTGAGGTGTATACTCTGTTATGAATCTATTTTCAGTATCAATGTACTTACCCACCTTAATACCTGGTTGGTCTGAAGGTTTTGTAGAATCTTCAATGAATACTGTCGGTTCAGCTAATGAATCCACTTCATACCATCTGTCTTTAGCATTAACAAACTCAGAATACGTTGGTGTGGATTGGAATGATGTACCATCTTTTTGAATGATGTCTACAACCTCTAATACATTTTGTTCTGGTAAGAAGAACTCAAAGAATGGTTTAACGTCATTAGGGTTGATTGTCTTTTTGAATACCTTAGTCAAACCGTTAACTACAACTTCTCTTTTTGTGATTGTGTAGTTAATCAACACATTGTTCGAATCAAAGTTTGGAATCTTTGTTCTGTTAGGGAAACCTTCATTGTTGTATTGTGAAGCGAAATCAATATCATAAACATTCTCAAATACCTGACCAGCTCCAATCACTTGTGAACCCGCTCTTAAAATCCCTAAGTAACGTGAATCCTCTTGGTCACCTAAAGCAGGTACGGTAATTGAAAAATCAACAATAGCAACTGAAGGTCTATTACCTGGTATCTTCAAACCATAAGTTCTGGCAATATTAAAAATAGATGAACGTTGTTGAGCATATTGTAATACAGTTTCCTGAATACTTCTATCAATGTGGTAATTAAGATTATCACCAATCGCAGCATTCAAGTCCATCAATACCGAATAAACGGCAGCATCATTGAAGTTATCAATTAATTCAGGGTAATACTGTTTAGTATAATTTACGAGGTCCTGTCTTAACCCTTCAAAGTCTCTTTCCGTGTATGAAATTTTTCTACTTGCCATCTACTATTAAATATTGATAATTATGAAATCTTTGGTTTGGAAAGTACTATCTGTAATGGTATAATCAATCCTTAATTTTGCCGTGTATTCTTCAACACCACGACCAGGTACTCTATATATACCACCAATACCCAACTTATCCATATTTAATTCACCTTGAGCTTCTAAATCTTCTAAGTAAGGTGTAATTGTTATTTCATTAACTGTAAGGTTTGGAATGTATTTTTCAATAGAATCTCTGATATCCGCTTTGATTGCCTCGAATGTTGTACCATCCATAGGTTCAAAAATAAATTCATAAATTCTCGTACCAAAATCAGGTAAATAATATCTACTACCTTTCCTTGTTAAGATAAGGTGTAATAAATCAGTCCTTATCTCTTCGTCAGTAGTCTGAGAAAGAGAAAGATATTTTCCTTCTTTACTATCTTGAAAAGGGAAATTGATACCGTATGTTTTACCGTCTGCCATTGTCTATAAATATCTTAACTAAATAAATTGCAAAAAAAAGAGGACCGAAGTCCTCTTTTATATTTATAAATTGTGTTTTTTAACAATTATCCTTCACATGCAACACACTGAAGGTCATTCAATCCCAACTTCTTTCTTGCGAAAGCTTGAGCTGAATTCATTGAGTGTTGGTAGTATAATGTCTTAACACCCAACTGCCAAGCTTCAATAAGAAGTTTGTTAACATCCCTTGTCGGCATGTCAGGTGAAATCATTAAGTTCAACGACTGTGATTGGTCAATGTAAGATTGACGAACCGCAGCTTGATTGATAATTGACGACTGATTGATTTCAGCAAATGTTCTAAACACTTCTTTCTGTTCGTCACTTAAAATATCTAAGTGTTGTACTGAACCATCATTTTGTTTGATACTGTTCCATACCTCTTTGGTGTCGTGACCTAATTCAGATAACAACTCTTTAAGAACAGGATTCTTAATAGTTACCTTCATCTTAGCAACATCCTTCACATAACAGTTAGACCAAATAGGTTCGATTGATTGTGATACTTGACCTAAGATAAAAGCTGAAGATGTTGTTGGTGCGATTGCGTTCAACGTAACGTTTCTTCTTCCATATCCTTCTAAGTACTCAGGTTCACCGAACATCTTAGCCAATTCCTCAGACGCCGCGTATGATTTCTCTTTAATGTGTTTGAATACCTCAACATTCAATCTCGCAGTTTCTCTCGTATCAAAAGGAAGACCTCTCTTTTGTAGAAGTGAGTGCCATCCCAATACACCAAGACCCAACGCTCTTTGTCTCTTAGCGAAGTTGTAAGCTTTCTCCAAATAGAAGAAACCTCTCTTACCTTCAATAGTCCCGTTGTCTCTGATATCCTCAATCTTAGTTAAGAATTCAGTAACAACCGCATCTAAGAACATTGTCATAATCTCAACAGCGTCTGTGTCTTTCCACTCATCATAGTGAAGAACATTCATTGATGATAATACACAAACAAATGACTCCTCTTCAGAGTTATGAAGTGCAATCTCAGAACATAAGTTTGAATTGTAGATTGTCGCTTCTTTGTCTTTGTATACATCAACAGTGTTGTTGTTCATTGTATCATGGAACATAATGTATGGGTAACCAATCTCTCCACGTCTTTGGATGACCTTAGCCCAAATTGCTCTTTTCTCTTCATCACCCGCAATCATCTCATTCATAAACTCATCAGTTACTGTAACTGCGTGAGTCAAATCCTGAATTGGGAATCCTTCTGTACCAATCTCCAAGAACTCCATAACGTCAGGGTGTTCCACAGGAAGGTATGGTGAGAAACGACCACGACGAGTTGAACCCTGTGAGATGTTGTCAACAACACTCTCAAATAGATTCATAAAGTGTACCGAACCAGGTGCTAAACCGTTGTCAGTAATCTCAGCACCTCTGTGTCTGATGTTACCAAAGTAACCAGAAGTACCACCACCCATCTTACTCATTTCACCGACCTCAGCCTGTGTGTATAGAATTGACTCGATGTTGTCTCCAATATTAGACCCAAAACAACTTACAGGTAAACCTCTCTTCTTTCCGAAGTTAGCCCATACAGGTGATGATAGGGAATACCATCCCTTACCCATATAGTCATAAAATTTATCTGCAAATCCTTCGATACCTAAAAGGTTCTCAGCATGTTCTGCGATTGTTCTGATTCTCTCTAGCGGTTCTTCACCTTCACTCAAGTATCCTCTACGGAGGAAGGTAATTGATTCTTCGTTAATCCAGTCAAATGGTTTTCTATTGTTCATTTTATTTTTCGTTATTTAATTAGAATAAATCGTTTGATGTAATCGATTTAGATTTCTTACTGTAGTTAATACTTCTTTTGTTGAAGAAATCAGTGTGTTTAGTAGTTAAGATTTCATCGTCAAACCATTCAGTTGTCTCCAACAACGGTTCGTTGATTTCGAAAATACTATCTACACCAATGGAGTTTAATGATACATTAAATCTATGTTTAATAAATTCCATTGTCTGACTTTTCGTTAGGAAATCTAAATCACCTTCCTCAAATATCCAATTAACTATTTCTGTTTCTGCCTCATACGCTTCCATTGTAGCTGCCACAAGGTCTTCTTTTAATTGTTCTGTCCACCATGATGGGTTTTCTCCTTTGATAAGGTTTACCAAATCAAATCCGAATCCAGCATGGATATTCTCTTCTTTCGATGTTGCTTCAACAGCGTTACTGATACCTTTCAACATATTCTTATGTTTGTTGAATGACATAATAACTAAAAACTGTGAGAACAACGATACATTCTCTACAAACATAGAGAACAATACTACAGATTCAAAGTATTCTTTATCTTCAACTGCCTTTGAGTTAGAGATAGCTTTCTCCAAATACTTAATTCTTCTACGGATTGCCGGTACTTCGAGTAATGTTTCGAAGTCTGAATTCAATCCTAACAATTGAATTAAGTGTGAGTAAGCATCTGCGTGTCTAACCTCAGACTCAGCAAATGTTGCACCTACATTACCAATTTCAGGTTTCGGCATCCTTTTGTAGATGTCACCCCAAAACGTTTTAACCGCAATCTCAATCTGAGAGATAGCCAACATCGCTCTTTTTACCGCAGTTTTTTCTTTCTTATCCAAGTTTACTTTGAAATCTTGAATGTCTGAAGTAAAGTTAAACTCCGTATGTACCCAATATGAATGTCTGATAGCATCCACATATTCATTAAGATTTGGATATTCGTAAGGTTTAAGATTCGTTCTCTTAGTAAAGATGTTCGGTCCATGGTTCTTACGGTAAATGATGTATTCTTTAGCAACATCATTAAGACCGTTGTCCATCAACTTATTCTCCACCATATCGTGAATTTCATCCACGTGAGGTACTTTATCCTTTTCATCTCTGAAAATTCCTTTACGAGTGATTCTCGCAATTTTCTCAGCCATTTCATCATCAACTTCACCGATAGACTTCATAGCCTTCAGTACAGCATATTTAATTTTTTCAGCCTCGAAAAGTACTTGTTCACCACTTCTCTTAATTACATAACGAGTTTCTTTACCATTCATAGTATTATTGTTAACCATAATTTATTATTTATTAATTTTGTTGTCCCTCACGTTGCTTACGCTTCTCCATGAGCTCCTTGATTCTATCCCTCTGTTTCTCCTCTCTTTGTTCTTCCAAACCTAAGAAAGTAACACTCTGTTCAGTATCAATAACCAACATTTCATTATCATACTTACAATTCTCAAAGACAACCCCGTCCTTTCCGATACGAGACTTTGTAATTGCAATGGTAGCCAAGTTCATTTCCTTTTGTTGTAATGACTTCGCCACCGAGATAATTACGTGACCAACCTGAGCCTTCTTAATAGAACCACCCATTTGGTCTGTGGTAACAACTTCTGATGAAATTGAAGAACGGTTACCCTGTGTTGCTGTCCACCCAACAAGGTCCAATTCGTGACACATTGCTTCGAACGCTCTCATCACAGAACCTTCACTCTTCCATTCATCACCCAAGTTTTTGTCAGGTGTAATACAATCGATGTAATCCACAACAATCATATCAATCTTGTTCCCTTCAGCTATCATCTTTCTAACCTGATTCTTGATTTGATTCATCGTCAGGGTATCAGACGGTAACTTCTTCAAAGTTAAGGAATTTTTTGTATTTTCCTTAATCTCTTTGACTTTATTCATCACATCATCTTTGTGATTAGATAAATTGTCAGGAGCAATACCTGTCCATAGTGTGAAGTGTTTACGTTGGATAATCTTCGGGTTGTCCTCAAAGAACACCTGAAGAACATTGTAACCTAAATTGAATGCGTGGTTTGAAATCTTTGTTAAGAAGGTCGTCTTACCCACACCTGTCGGTGCAAGAATAACTCCAATCTCACCTTTTGCTAAACCACCCTTCATTAGGTTATCAATACCTGGTACTCCCATCGGGATTGGGTGACGGTAATCGTCATCCAATACTACATCCAAATTTGAGAATACATCTGCAGTACCAGTATCCACTTCACCAACTTGTAGAGCTTCTCTAACCATCTCCTCTAAGTGGTCGTAAGATTCAAAATCACCTTTGTCAATGATTTTCTGAGCCTTAGCCATCACTTTCTGAAGTTCCTGTTGTTTACAGAACTTCAATGACTTCTCTTGTACGAAGTCTGACCCTTCAATAGGTGCATCTTTAACATCTTTTAACATGTCAAAAACCATTTTCTGAGCCATCGGAGAGGTAATTTCACTCTTCGTTAGTTGTTCCAATGTAGCAAATGTTGGAGTATGTTCGTACTTGACGTAGTACTCTTTAACCATTTGCATAATAATTTTGAAATATTGATTATCAAAGTACTTCGGGTCCAATACATCGACAATCGAATTGGCAAAGTCTTTGTCAATAACGATGTTGTTTAGAAGTTGTATTTGGAAGGAGTTACCGAGGTAACCGAAGTTTTTTTCTTTTGACATATCAATCTAATTTCTTTCGGGTAAATAATAAATATGGTTAACCTAACTGATATTCCATGTACTGGTAAGATAATTCTTCAGAGGAAAAAAGCTCTGTCAAACCACGAAGTACACTTTTTAGTTGCGGGCGGATATCTACGGTGTATCTTATTTTCGGCGGGTATAATTTCGCGTCAATAATTTTATGACAAATTGTCTCCTCCCCAATGCAAATTTTTACATGGAACGTTTCTGGACCTTCAGTATTTGAGGTGTCCAAAATGCTTGGGTCCAACGCAATTTGGTTGTAGTGGTCCAACATATACATGTTGGTTCTCGCCTTAAGACTCCCTGTTAAAGTACGAGTAAAGTCATTAACAAATTCAATGACATCAATACTTTTACGAGCCTTCGGATTGTACCCTTTAACGTTGAAGTAACGTTGTACTACGATGTTTTCATTCAACATCAAAAGGAATTCCATTTTTGTTACGTCGTTTTTTTCTTTCATAACTTAATTTTTGTTTTTGTAACGTTTTTTTTCTTTTCTACTTAGTTTCATAAACGGTGTTAAAAAATCTACCCAACCATCATCCTGTTTGGGTAAGTACTTGAAGATTCCATCTTCGTTCATCATTCTCATGAGATTCTGATATCCTCTTCCTTCAGGGTCCAACTCTTCTGTATAGTAGAGTTCGACTTCCTCCTTACCTTCATCACTTATCATTGGGTGGGACAAATCTACAACCTTTTTGTTAATATCAAAGAATTCTTTTCCTAAAACCCCCCTTTTAGTTTTTCCTTCTAAGATACTCTCCAAGATTTTTCTTTTGTCTCCCTCCGATTTTAACTCTTCGGCTCGGGTTATAATATCATCAACAGAAGTCGCTTTGTCCAATATTTCGGGAAATATCTTCGCAAAAGTTTTCTCACCGAGTAAGTATATACCATCAATGTTGTCAGATTTATCCCCCGATAAAATCTTAAATGTCGAAACATTGTAGTGTGGTATTGAAATGTCCTTCAGAGGGATGTTATCTCCCTCCTTATAGACTTTTCTATGACTGGGTGAGTAGACCTCTACTTTATCCGAAATAAGTTGTGTAAGGTCCTTATCTGATGAAAATATAGTTTTGTATTCGTCTTCAGAAATGTTACAGTAATGAGCAATCGCATCGTCTGACTCACACCCATCAATGGATACTTGTCTGATAAACATTTCTTCCAAATACTTCTTAACTCTCGACAACTGCCATTCAAATGAAATCTGTTGTTGTTCGTTAAGACTTGTTTTTCTATTTCTTTTGTATTGTTCGAGCAACTCTCTTCGTGATGTTGAGTTATCCTCCGCATCCCAAAATACAATGACTTTGTCGTAATTGTGCTCGACTAAGAATTTTTTGAGGGTATTCACGAAGTGAAAGATTGCACCAATATGGTTTCCCTCATGGTATAAATCTCTTACTCCGTGATATCCTATTTTAACTAAATTGTTTCCGTCAACTAATAATGTCTTCGTCAAAATACCCTCAATTAAAGGTTAGACTTCTTTTACTTCTTCCAATTTGTAGTCACCATCTGTACCGATGACTCTCTTCCAATATTCTGATTGCTCAGACTTATAAGCCTCAATAGACTTCTTTTCTTCAGCAGATTCTTTTCCTGCCAAGAAACCATGAGGTGTTACGATAATTTTACCGTCCTCATATCCCAATCCATTGATGTGGTTTTTCATAACCGATACTTTCGTTCTAACTGCAAACTTAACTTTTCTTTTGTCTTTGACCGCAGCAATCTTATTGGTACCAGCATTTTTCTGATTTCCAAATAAGAATACCAATGAGGAGTTCAACCAAATAGCCTCACCACCTTTAGCTTTAATCTTAGGTTGACCAAAAGGATTGTCAGGTAATTCTACCCACGGTTGATTAACAATCACCAACGTATTTTCATAGTTTGATGTTGCCTTTCTTGAACCCGCAATTCTTTGGTTAATACCCATACCGATTTTGTCTGCTAATGTGGCAGCATTATGTTGTTTACCACCCTTACCGTCAAAAGTCATTTTACAAGGAACAGAACCTACAGAATCCCACAAGAATAATAAGTCGTACTCCAACTCACCTTTTTCCTGAGCATCCAATAACTCATTGATGTAGTCTGTGATTTGTTCGATGTAATCAAAGTTGTTGTTAAATAAGAAGAATCCGTCCCAATCCAATTCACCCGTTTCCTCATCAACAACTTCTTCACATTGGAATCCCATTGTTAATGCGTGGTCAAAAGACCATTTTTGTTCTGTGATGATAAAGACAGGAAGAATACCCTTCTTTTGTGCGTCTACCGCAGCTTTAACCAATGCAGTTGTTTTACCAGTATCACTATGACCCAAGAACATATTCAGGTGACCAATTGCAGGACCAGGTAAACCTACCGCATCCAAAAACGCTTCACCTAAATCTAAAAACCTTTGTGGTTTGTATTTTGCTGAAGTAGAATATTTCTGCTTCAACGATTTGAAATCTTTTTTCTTAATTGCCATATTGTTTAGTAAATAAAGATGGTGGGGATAATGTCCCCACCATCATGTTAGTGATTCTTAGAACGGCAAGTCTGTGTCAACTTCCATTCCTGATTGTGGGTCTTCCACTTTCACATTAGAGTCAGATGATACTGAACCACCCAATGTTACTTCTGTGTCGTCACCATAAACGTATTTTTTCAATTCCGTATCCCAAACAGGTGTTTCACCTCTTGCGATTGCTTCCAAATACTCAACAGGTTTTTGTGCGTAAACATCTTTCCATGTTAACTCATCCTCAACCCATTCCTTCATCTGAGCTTTGTCAGAATGAATTGGTGCTGGGTCATCATACATAATAGTCTTAACTACTGTGTATTCAATTCCTGAAGGAGTTTTTGATTTAGATAAATCAACAATCAAGTCACGACCTTCGTTAGCATCTGTAACATCACCCTTTTGTTTCCAAATTGGAATGATTTTATCTAAGATACCTTCTTGTTTGTAGTTATCCTTAAATCTCCAAAACTTAGGTCCGTGGTCTTCATTTTCACGGTCAATAACCTTAACGATATAGAATTTACGTGGACGGTACTGACGAGCCAATTCTTTGTCTGAGTCTTTACCTGTTGACATCAACTCTTCGTAAACCTCAGTAAGTGGTGAACGCTCACCGTCATTCTTACCTGGGTCGTAGAGTTTAGTCCACTTACCGTCGATTTGTACTTCATGATACCATACTTCTTTGAATGGAGATGAACCATCAGGTGTAGGTAGAATACGAATAACTTTCTGTCCTGATTTAGTTCCTTTTGGTAGATACGTTGTAAAGTATCTTTTCAATCTGTCTTCTTGAGAGATTGATGTTTTCCCTCCGCCACTGCGTTGGGTGTTTTGTTCATACTGTGCTAACACAGCGTCGAGTGCATTTCCCATAATTTTTTCTTTTTACTCTGTTAATTGTTTCTCTTAAACTCAATAATAAGTATAGTCTTCAAACCTTAAAAGTCAACTAACCAAAAAGAAAAAGACCACCCTAATTGAGTGGTCTTTATTATAGAAAATTTTGTGTGTTAAGTCAATCTATTCTTCGTCATTGATTGGTGTATCAAATGATTTTTTGATGTCAGCGTCAGAATAATTCTCAACTTCATCAGAGGTTAAAACGTATTCGTTCTTACCCGTTTGTTGCATCTCAACTTCTTTGTCAGCGAAGAAGTCGGTCAACTTCTGATTGTAAGGATAACTATCCAAACTTCTTAATTGTAATTTTTCTTCAGGTGACTTCTCTCTGTATTTTTCAACCTTAGCTTCAATATCATTAATCTTACTTAAGATTGAGTCCATCTGAGACAACTTACTTTCCAAGTCATTCAATTTATCAAACATTGAGTCCATATACTCGTCTTGTTTATCTGAGATTTCATTTTGTTTGTTTACCAAATCTGTAATCTCCAACTCTTCAGTGTCTCCACCCATATCCTCATCAGACTCTACATTACCCTCGTCGTCTAATTTCTCAACATCGGGGTCTGTATCAACATCAACTGGTTCTGCAATTTCTTCAGCATCCATCTCGACATCCATGTCCATGTCTTCACCACCTAAATCATCAGTTGGTTCAACAGGCTCTTCTTGTTCTACCAAATAATTATTGATAGAGTTGTGTCTTTTGAGTTCTTCTAATATTTTATTATCTACTGACATTTTAATTATTTTTTACCCGTTTAATAATGTTTTCACACCGTGTGGTGTTTCAACTTTAAGGGTTCTGTTCACTTGTCTTGTATTGTCAACTCTTTCAATAAGTCCGTCTCTCATACTAACAGTGTAACAGTCTCCTGTATCTAAGTCACAAACTTCTTTGTAACCATTTCCGGCATCTCTTTCAGTAATTCTTGTGTCTTTTGACAAATACTGGTCTAATAATGATTTTACGTTCATAGTAATACTTTTATTTATAAATATCAAAGCTTATAGAAAATTTCAAATGTTTGGTATTTTTGTTGTCTAGTACTGTCAGTAGTACCACTTGAAGTGACTGGATTAAATAGAATTTGAAATTTGAATGTATAGGTTCCTTTATAATCTTTTGGTTGCCAATCAGGAGAAGAAATTGGGTCAACACCAAATATCTTATCCACAATTAAATCATTGACCACATTTATTGAAGTGGTACCCTGTTTAGATGACAGTATATATCCTGACATGTTTTCATTATATGGTGCAATATCACCAGCACCTAAATAACTTACTGTTGAGTCATCAGGTTTTGTAACCCAACCCATTTTGAGAGATAAAATATTCCATAGTCCAACACCAGATTTAATTTGTGTAGTGAATGAGTTATTAACTAAAACACCACCTATAGTACCATTTACTTTATTAATGTCTGCAAGTTCTTCAAAAACCACCGTATTTGGATTTTGTGCACCTACATACCACTTAATACCTTGGTCAAAAAGTGGTACCACCGTTTCATATCTTTGTTTTATCTGTTTTTCTTGGTCATTGGCAGGGGTAGTAATTATTCTATTGAATTCACTGTCTGTCGATATTTGTGAGTAGAAGTATTTGATGTAAATCTTAGCATACATCTCCTCATTCTTATTTTCATATCTTTCACTACCAATTTGACTCATGTCGTTATAAACACTGGCGGTATCAAAGACTGCCTTTATCGAATTCATACTTTTTTTCCAATCACTAAATGACGCTAACGGTACATTTTGTCCACCCATATTTACACAAACCTGTCCTTCTAAATCACTAACATCTACACCTCTTAATATCTTATTGGTAGTTAAGTTACCCAAATTACCATTTTTGAATTTTACGGAAGAGTTGTTTACCGTAAACTCAACCCACGGTATTAAACCAATAAGTCTTCTAACATCTTCATCACTTTTTGACAATGAAAGTGAATTAACATAATTCCTTATATTATTATAAGAAAGTGTTTCTTCTCTTAACGAAACATAATCTAAACCTGAATATGTAGCTATTGGAGTACAGTTTGATGAACCAATTTCTGTAGCCTCACCCTGAACACCATTTGTAGTTGATTGTTCATTTGTAATTGGTGTTGATGTCCCTTCATCATTGGTTACGTCCTGATTTTTTTGTTTTGGTTTATTATAGTCATTATTTATTCTATTCAACAAATCAATATTAACACTCATAGTAAGGTCTTTAACACTCGGGAATGAGTATTTTGAAATCCTTACACCACTAAACGTAGTGACAAAATCACCAGGAGTAATACTGTGTGATACATCAGTAATCCAATATGGTCCAGTAAACATAGGAACATACCTTAAATTAAAATACATCGTAGGCTGAATCATCACATTACCCATTGAAGATATCTGACAATTATAACTTCTATTCTTATAAATGTTATATAATGAAGTTGATTGTTGGAATGTTTTAGAACCCTTACTTTGATTTGCCATATCTGTTAAAATTCTAAACGATTCCGAAGTATCCTTAAATTGTGATTGGTCCAAACTCACTGATTTGAATATACCCTGATTTCTTACACCAAAGTCAACATTGAACCCTACCACCTTATTTGAGAACGCATAATCCGTTTTGTTTGATTGATTTTCTCTTAACACCTCGGCTTTATAAATGTCAAAACTGTCATCACCAAAACGGTAATCAACATTTTCAGACATATTTGGGTGCTCTGAAACTTTATCAGTATATAAACACAAGAATCTCGGTCTACTCTTAATCGTATCAACCTCTAAGAATGTTCCAAATACATCAGACGCTGAACTCTCAATACCCTCTTCAGGTTTCGCATCGGATGATGGGTCACTCACACCATAGAAATTTGTATAGGAAGGAAGAGCCATAAACAACATATTGTTTTTCTGAATAAGGTGACCAATCAATGTATAAATAGAATTACCATTTACCTCATCATTTATGTATCCAACTAATGAAGTCACATCAACAATAAGTTTATCACCAATATCTCTATTTGCCCTATCTAAAAATAAGAAGTCCTCAAATAATGTTCTATTTTTGAAATCACCACCAGCAATCCATTTGTCGTTTAACATCTTAAAGAATTCATACAATTCTAACTTAGCCACATCACCGTTCATAGATGATTTAATATTTTCACTATCTTCCGTAATATTTGGTAAGTCTTTATTTAATTGTCTGAATAAGTAATCCTGAATTTTTTTCTGTGAAGAATCTAAAAGTGTTAGGTATTGATTAAACATCGTCATAAATTGACCACCCGTCATAGAATTATTAGAATACTTTTGGCTCGCAAACATCTTAATAACGTGTGATAGTTCTCTCACATTATCAGCAGTAAATTCAATATCCATAGCAGGAAAGAAGTCGGTAATGTATGAACCGTTATCACTATATACCATTCCACTTGCTTCATATTCACCAACAGCCAACCTCAGAGCTTTCCAAGCGTCAGGATACTGAGACTCACTAAATGCTACCGTTGTATTATTATTAATTTCAGGTAATGAATCATTAATGTATTTACCAAAATCAATCCTTTGATTCTGTGTTTGGTACCTTGAATCGTCAGTAAATGAATACCACGCACGTCTATTAAAGTATGACGGATTACCCTGTTTGAATATGTAATATTCATTTTGTAATTTACGTACTGATTTAATCAACGAATTGATTTGTTTTTGAGCAATTCTCTTTCCATCTAAACTACCGTCACCCGATAATTCAGGTCTTTCAACAAAGAATATATTTTTTAATGAGTTAATTAGATTTGGTTTTTCACTCTCAACATCCTCCCTGTTAGGGTCCTTACAGAAATTAAGGAACTCTGACTCAAAAGCGTTAAGGATATCTTCATCAAATACCGCGAAGATTTCTTCAATACTTGAATAACCCAACTCACCTTGTAAGTTAAATGCATCCTGAGCAGAATTTTCAGGATTTATAGTTTTAAGGTATTCTTTATATGTTGGCTTCTTAATTAATGATGTATCGAAATAACCAAAATGAGAACCGCCCCAAATAGTTTTTATAGAACCATCATATAAAGGTTGAGTTAAATCATTTTCTTCAAAATGTCCTGTCGGACTACTAGTTTCATATTGGTATTGATTAAAATCACCCCCACCAGCAGATGGATAACAAAGTACCATATTAATTGTTGAATCATCATAAGTTTTTGGTGAATCATAAAAAGCATAGTACGAATCTATATTATATATTTTATTTTCCAGTAATAGTGGTGGTCCAATATTAATGACACCACCGAATCCATCCATATTTATACGAGAATTACTATTAGTTGCGATTTTAAGTCCTTTACCCTCAAATGATGTCGCACCTGAAAAGTAATTTTCAAAGTCTTGTTGAGTAGTACCCGTAATAAACTCATTATATCCAAATAAATAATTAACATCATTAATGATTTGAGGATAGAACCCAACATTACTATTAGTGAAACTAGCACCAAACGTAGAAGGTATAGTCATCTTCATTTGATAATCTGTAGTACCAGTATTACCATATCTTGGAATAATGTATTTTTCTGACTTTGACGGTACCTGTGAAAACGGGTCATATAATAAATCCTCATTAATACTACCCCACACATCATCGAGAATATCTACACTATTATTTACATAGTTTTTGTATCTATGCCATATCGAACCATATTTAACAATCCATGAATAAGGTAATTTATGTAACGCAGCAAACTTATTATAAGTTGCAAAATTATATCTACCTTTTTTCTCATCACCATTTTGACTATTAGCTACCGACTGTAATGTACCTAACACACCAGCATTCATCTCTTCCCTTAACGTCTGTAATGGTAATGAATTCAAATACATATAACCCAAAGAAACATACGGATTATCTACTCCGTTTTTCATGTTGTCAACAGACTTATTAATTGAATTTATAAAGTAAGGAGTATTAAGTAATGATGTTATTTGGTATCGTCCAGTTTTTCCTGAGTAATTGTTACCGTAATCAATAGGACTTTCAGTTACCATTAAATCATTATTATTAATCCTATTAACATAGAAGTCTCTAATATTTAATGATGTTGGAAAACTAACGGTACCACCTG